TTCCGTTGCCGCCGTGATGGTCTTGTGCCGTTTCAGCAGGAGTCTCAGAAACGCTATCCCACAGGCTATATCGGCCCAATCGTCATCGCCCTTTGCCATCTCCTGATGTAAATCCTTCATGGCTATTGAGGACATCTGGAACACTCCCAAGCAGCCCGTCGCGGATTTCTGATAGACTCCCAACGAGCTTTCGGTCATGGCCACAGCCACCGCCCAGAGGGGATCGACACCGAGAACCTTCGCCACGGCCTCAATCTTCGCCTTCGTGTCGGTCTGCTTTGGTATCAGGTTCACTTGAACGCCAGCCCCACGAACCCGCCGACCATCAGCATCAGGATAACCCATATTGCCTTGAGTGAATTGCAGTTCTCGCGAGTCTTATCACACACCCCCGATTCACCATTCCCAAATAGCACCTTGCCGTGATTTAAGAGCGTTTCATGGTTGCTGAACGCGATCCGCAAGAGAAGCGTCAATTTTTCATCGACCGTCTTTTGAGCAATGTCATCCATTTCGTAGGCAATTTTGATCGTTGGTTCAGTCATTGAACGCCCCTTCCCCTATGGGATCAGCTACCTTCTTTTGATGAAACGACATCCATGCAAATGCGGCGACTCCGGCGAACATGAACCACCGAATAAAAAACGGTTTGCCCCGAACACGCATGGCTTCAAGAAACACCCTATCCGCTTGGAGCTTGCTTGCCTGGGGAACGGCGTCAATCCTGTATAGATAGTCGTGGATAACGGCTTCCCGGTGACAACGATTCCCCCACATCTCATAGATGATTAACAGGCGTGGGACCGAGGCAAGGTCAGTTTCAAAGCCTGCCGGAACTTCTACCCTTCCCACGATGTCAGACTCGTAGATCAATGGAGCGTCCAGCACCCAAATGTTTTCACACGTCGGCTTTAGATGTGCGTCCAATTCACTTAGAAACTTTGCCATCCGGCTCATCCTCCATTATCAGCGTGAGGATTTCCAGCACCGCCTTGACCTTTGCCGCATCCACGCCGACAACGAGACCAGCGGCTATGATGATTTGCAGGATTTTGAGGATTTTCGCTAAACTCATGATGTCACCCCCTTACTGATTTATATATCCGTCCATACCCGCCGCTTCTCTGTGCCCACTTCCCGCCGCCCAGCCACATATCCCCGGTATCCGCGTCATAATAGGCGCAATACAGATGGGGACATGACCACGGCCCGTTGATCTGATACCACTTGCGTCCGTCCTTCGTGGCCCACACCTCGGCCCCGCTGTTGGTTGATTCGCCCTTGCAGAGCGGGGAAAATAGGGTGTCGGTCTTTTTGTCCACGATGAGCTTTGGAACTTTCTCAAAGCCCGGCCTATCCAACACACATGATTTCGTGGACAACCGATAAACCTTGCCGGGGTTGGCCGAGCCGAGATAGATGTCACCCTTGTAGGCCGCGATCCCCAAGAAACCCATCCCGTCAAGGTTCATGTCCCATATCCGCGTCGTGTCTTTCCAAACCACCGGATGGCACCCCGGCCCATAGTCGCCGCCGTATGCCCCGCAAATGTAGAGATGGTTATCCAGCGTGTCCATGTCCCATCGGCAGTAGCTGTCTGAGGGGATAAAGGTTTCCCAACTCGTTCCGTCAGCCGACCTGTAAACGCCCCCGCTGGTCCCCCCTGCCGTGACGTAGATATAGTTGCTGTGGCTATGCAGATTAAAGAAAAGCTCAGCAACAGGCGCGCGGAAAACCTCGACCCAGGCCGATCCCTGCAACTGATAGACGATGCCCCTGTCAACTGAATCCCACTTGCCATGCTCGACGCTGAGATAGTATTTCCCGCCGTGCTTGCAGATGTCAAAGATGGATTCAGCGTTGAAGGTATCCACCTTAGAATGTGGATATTCAAACAGGTCGGATTGCTTATTGCCGTTCTGGTAGCCATACTCCCCGTAATGAATCTTGCCCCCCGGTTTTCCGATTGCAAAGTAGCAGGAACGCCCGTCGCATGAAGCGTCCCGGTTGAAGTCCACGATCTCGCCTGTGATCGGCGTAGGGCCTGAATCTGGTTCCGGTACAGGCGCAGGGGTTCCAAGCAACGCCCTGTAAAGCTGGATCAGCGACACCCGGACGTTCTCCAGGGAGCCAATGATTGAGTAGCATCGGAAGGGATAATTACCGGCTGGAGTTGCGGATTGCCGAAAAACCATGTTCCACTTGACTACGTTCTGGAGCAGATGGTCCGCATCGAACGTGCCATATTCCGAGCATTCGGGGCAGTAGCAGCCCATTGCATACTTCCCGTCTTCGGTAGAGAGGATAACCGGGACAGACGCCCCTCCATGCCCGATCTTCTTTAGGATGCTCCTCGCCGGATCGAACGAGTAGAACGCCTTGAACTCAGCGGGCATATAGCCGGTGAGAGCTTCAAATTTCGCCTTGCCGTGCGCCTCAGTAACCTTGAAGTTGACAAGGTGCTGGATGACATGATCGCTCGCGTCATGGCCGATAGTCACCGTCTTTGTCAGGATGTGATCGGACAGTTTCTTGTCGCCGACCGGCATCCAAAAAGCCATCTGCGTTTTGGTTTTCAGCACGTTCCCCGATGCATTCACTTCCAACAGCTTACTCGTGGAGGTCGGCCCCGTCCCGTCCCCGTCCATATTCGATCCGGCTTCGGTCGGGTTCCACGATTCGCCAAGATCGTCGAACGAGCTTGCGGACTGCATCTCGCGCCCGTGGTCAAGGCAATCTATGAACTCCTTCCCCATCCACGTTACGGAATCAATCGCCCCGGCAAAGCGGTCAGAGGCATGAACTGTAAGCGTTCCCAAGCCGACCTTCCCGCTGATGGTATAACCGCCGACAGGAGGATCGGGAACCTCAATCCATCCCGTTCCGCTGCAAGTTGTGCATTTTATCTGTGCCATGTCTATCTCCTTCCCAACACAAGGGCTGTAACGATTATTGCAAGTAACTTTTTCATGGTGTCCTCCTGTTCTTGCCCCGCCCTAAAGTGGCTCCGACGCAAAGCGAGCCGCCATCTGCGAAGACGTGAACCAACGAGAGTAAGCCGCATTCCGTGAGCGTGAACCGGCAGCCGGCTCATTATTCCAATTGCCGCCCGCGATGAGCTTGACATCCATGCCAAAATCATTGTTATCGACCACATCTGCGCCGGGGTCTGCTGTAAAGACCGTATAAATTGATCCCTTTCCACCCGGCAGATTGCCCCAGTATCTGGTTGTTCCTGTGTAAGATGCAGACGAATCGGCAAGCCACTGAAACATAACGCCAACGCAATCCTCGCAGCCGATGTTACTGATCATCCGGCGGCTTGCTGAATCAACGTGGCCACCGGTTGTTACCGGATCGGCACTCCCGGCAATGTTTGTTTCTTCGTTACTTCCCGCGGCAATCATCTGGAATTCAGGATCGGTAAGGAGCCGCTTCCCCACCGCGCCGCCGTCGTCCACAAAGTCCATCCAGTTGCGTGTATCGGAAATCGTGCCGCCATTGGCGCTTAAAGTCGACGCTCCCGTGCCGCTGGCCAGATAGATGTCCACCCAGATTTGGCTTTTTGTGTCGTACACCATTCCGGCGTTGTTTAGATTCCGCGCCCGGTGCTTCAGATCCCAGATGGACTGCGGCAGGATGTCGCTTGTCGCATATCCGGTCAGGGTATGCCCGGAGATCGTTCCAACCGCGGCGCAGAGCGTATGGAATCCGCCGAGCTTCCGGGAATGCGCAGCATCAAAGCCGGTCGGGTTGGTCGAGTTTGCCGAAACCTTGAATGAGAGCGTTGTCCCGTCCGTGCAGGCATAGACGTAATAATCTGTTCCGGCTGCCAGCGCACCCGTGTCCAGGTCAGTAACCGATGAAACATGGGTTGCTGCAAGTATGGCATGGGGATGCTCCCCAATCATAAAGGGGATGGTATAATTTAACGGGTTAATTGTGACTTTAGTATGATCGCTTGCATGAGGTTCGATGATCCTGAGATTTTTCAATCCCCAGAAGGCAGCGGCATCAATCCCCTTCACCAGTCTTGCCAGCGCGGAGCTTGCCCTGTAATACATATCCCCGTCTGCGTCGGAGCCGATGGCGAGGTTGGAGCCAGTCTTCAACATCTGGAGTTGCATCTGCGCAAACACCGCCTTGCTCGTCGGGACAACCGTATCTGAATCAGCCAAGACCCCTGTATCAATCTCCGTTATGGTTGCATCCGCATCATTGATAATGGAAAGTGCCTGCCCAGAAACAGATATTGGTTCGGATACCGTTACAGCGTCATGCGTGATGCTAAAAAAAGATCGCATATCCGTCGATGTGGTCTGCACACCCGATGCACAGACCACGGTGCGAATAGGCAATCTTCCCGCAGTAAAGGCCGATGCAACGACATACACCGTCCCATCGGTTCCGATTTCGATGTAATTGGTCGTATCGTCCGTCAGCGAAACGGTTCCGTCCGCTATTGCAGTAACTGTCGATGTGGTTCTGAGCAACCCGCCTTTATAGCCCCAGGTAAGCCCCGTAGTCGTCGCGGTATCTTCATCAAAGGTGTCTGATACGGTCTGCATACTTTCAATATCATCGCAGATTTCCGCAAGCGCATCTTCAACCGTAGTTGCAGCAAAGTTCCCCGCCGCATCCTCGATCCCGATACAGGACGCACCTTGATCGGTTTCGTTTGACGCGAGATCGTCGATGATTTGATTTACCGCAGTGAATCCCTGCTTGACCGTATATTTGGTCGCCCCGGTCATGGT